TGATTCAGTTAATGCAATAGAAACTGGTGAATAAATTGCATTTACAGTTAAAATTATTGGAGGGAATGCAAACTCTTGTAATCCACTTCCTGTTGAGGTAAATTTAACATAATCATTTCTTTCATAATCATTGTTTAGTGTGCTTGCTAATCTAAAAGAATTATCATCAAGTTTGATAACTTTATACTGACTTGATGTGCTTAATCCTGTTATAGGGAATGCACCAACAGCAAAATTATATTCGATGATGTCACCACTTACAAATCCATGATTAGCAAATGTAATTGTATTTTCAATCGTCGATACTGCAGAGGGTTTAACTATTAATTTACGATTTATGTAATCTGATCCGGGATTTTCAACAACAACTGATCTTAGATGATTTTTTTCATTTAATAATTTAAATTTATGAGTACCCTGTGTGTTTACGGTTGTAAATCCAACAGTGTTAACACCTGCATTATAATCACTAAAACTTTCAAATAATCTTATTGAACTTATTCCAATAACTTCTGGATAGTACACTGATCCATTAGATAGGAACCTATTTTGATCGGCATTATTTGATGTATGGATACCAGCTACTATGGTTGATACACCCAATGGTAAATTTTCATTATTATCATAGACTAATGGTTCACCACTTAATAAGTTATGTGCACCATTAATAATAATTCTATCATGGTTTATATCTACACCACCACCAATCGTAGATTGCCTTGCATCAAAAGATATTTCTCTTATTCTTTTAGTAACTATGGGTCTTAAAATTGCACCAGATCCACCACCACCAGTTAATGTGATTGATAAAACTTTTTCAATATCAAAATTTTGTTGATCAACTAAAACTTCTTTTAGAGATCCAGATACAACAGGTTGAACAAGTGCAGTGGTTCCCGATCCAACTGGAGGGATTACTATTTTCGGTAAATTTATTGCATCAAAATTTGAACCACCATTTAACAGTTTAACACTTGATAACGGGCCACTAAAAATTTTATCATCAGATTTATAGTTTATTATCTCAACACCATTAACTAAAATTCCAGTTGCACCGGGATTTGTTTTAGTGGATTTACCAGATTTTATGTTTGGTTCAACAGGAAACTTTTTAAGTATTTTTTGTACACCGATTTGCTCATTTTTATGTCTTAACAATACAAAAGTTTGTTTTCCACTACCATCTGGTAATGCTGTAAATTCTAAATTATCATCAATAACGATAAATGATCTTGATGAGTATAATTTAATTTGTTTTTTATCTGATAAAACTTTCACATAATAAACATCTTCAGTAAGTTCAGATATACGAGTTGTTTCAGGTTTGTAAAATACTGCGTCACCTGTGATAAATGGAACATCAGATGGGAATGATATAATTGAGTATTTTTGAGTTATATTACTAAATCCTTGCAATCTAGTGCCATTTGCTTGAGAAATAGTGCTTTTATCAACAGTTTCTGTAATATCATATGCTGGCATAGATGAAGATGCCACATAAAAATCTGTATCGTTTAAATTATATGTATTTTGAACATTAGAAGTAATTACATCATTACCAAATTGTAATTCTGATGTGCTACTTGTTGCTAATTTTAATTTTCTTCTTAAAAAATAACTTATTCCAGTGGTTGGGGTAAATCCACCAATACCGTTTAAAAATAATTGATTAGATGTGGATGTTACGGTAATGGTTTGAATTGTAGCGTTATCAACATCTACTATATTTGTACCTTTTCTAATTATCTGAACAATATCTCCTTCCTTAAGATTAGATTTATCAAAATCTGATTTAAGGGTAAATGTTGATCCACTTATTGTATCAATATCAAAAGAACATGATGTATTGTATATCCATGAATTAAACCATACTTCTTTTTTAGTTTTACCACTTACAGGATTTGGTATAACTTCACCAACATTTTTTACAGCTATTCTTTCACCCTCAGAAGTAACACTTGATCCCTGCGTAGGTAACAATTCAAAATCTGATAATACACCAGTAATTCTTAATTCAACTTTTTTAGTTAAATCACCATCTTCATATCCAAACACATTTTCGTCAGATCTCAAATCGTCAGTTGTTGATATTGCTGTAGAAACACCTGTGCAATTTAAAAATTGATTGATTGTTCTATCGGTATATGTAATTGTATTAATACCTGATATGACTGTACCAGTTGTTCCAAATCCAACTGTTGAATCGACTGTAATCACTGAAGATCCAACAGATACATTACCTATGACTTTGGTTTTTCCGGGAATTGTAAATGTACCCTGAATACCAGTTCTATCGTTAAATCCTACAAATAGACCAATTTTATAATATGTTTTTCTATTACGAGTAACTATCTCAACTTCAGATATAGATGCCTTTGTCTCAGAATCAGTAGATTTAGTGATTGTTTGACCTATTAACTTATTTGGATCTCCACTTATAACCTCAGCTAATATAACTTCTCTGCGGATATATTCTGCCGAAGATGGTTTTACTAAAAACTCCTCTAAATCAACGACCTTTGGAGTTACTCCAAATAGAACATTAAATAAAATTCTAAATGATTCTGCAGTTCCTTTTGATTGATACAAAGATTTTGATTCTTTGATGAAATTACTTACATCTAAGTTGGATACAAAAGATGAATCCTCAAGGCCGGGTGTTAATGATGATTTTATTTTTTTGTAAAATTCCTGTAAAAATAAGACACTTAAATTATTAACATTTACACCTGTGGTGTGAATACCTGCAGTGCTTGTTGCAAAAACTAGTTCTCCCGGATTATTAGAATCTCTATATGAAGTAATACCACTAAAACCCCTTACACAACCTGTAAATGTATTAGTTGTTATTCCTGTATATGTAATTATCTCCTCATCTACTTTTAGTAGACCATATTCGTTCGGAAATCCCTTTGTGGTGGATACTGTGATTGTATCTGATGTTGAAGTAATACCAGATGTTAATGTGGTTACACCTACAACAACCTCTGGGGTCAAATTATCTAATTTAATGTATTGATCTAAATTGTCACCAATATCGACTACACCACCTCTGTGTTCTTGAGAGATGTAGTACTGTTTAAGAAAATCAACTGTTTTAGGACTCTCTGAGAGAATAAACTCAGGAAGTTGACTTTCTATTATTTGCTGTACTTGTATTCGCTTTTCAATACCAGTTCCGATCATATTATGTCCTTGTTAGTTCTCCATTTGCATAAGATGATGTAACTTTATATCCAACACCAGAAATTTGTTCACCAGAAGTTATCGTATCTTTAACCATATTTATAGTGCTATTCGAGATGTTAAATTCTAGATAAAGGTCTTGTAATCCAATAACATCATTTGATTCTGGGAATGCTTGCACTTCAACAATATTATTAGGTTTATCTGTTGATACTATATTAATGGTTGTTAAATTTACTTCACCGTGAACATAATCTACAGTTCCTGCTGATTTAACCACAACAATATTAGTATTAGTAGCTTCATCTTTCTTAACTATGGATATAACACCTGTAATTTTATCTTCGTTTGGTGTATCAGTAATAAAAACAGTTTCAGATTCACCTTGAATCCTAAATCCTGTGCTTTTTATATTCAATCCTTCCGGTTTTACATTAAATTCATTTCCAAAACATAGTTCATACTGAGCAAACTGATTAATTAATGCATTTAAGTTTCTTCTTATTTTTATACGAGTTATATTAGAAGTTATTGAATTATCAATATTATCAATTACATTCAATACCTTACTGTACTTAAATCTGCCACCAAATTTATTGAGGTCTGCCGACTTAGCATATGTAGTAAGAGATGATGATATTTTTGATTGAAGATCATTTACATTTGCAACTTGTGATGAGTTGTAGTAAACAAATGAATCCACTTCAACATAAAGAACTTGAAGATCAACAAGTTTTTGATTAATTCCAGTAAGTGAATAACTTTTTAGTTTTTGTAAAATATTACCCTTATCAAAATCGGATACAAATTCACCATTTTTTGGTTTTATTGTTATGAAAACTGTTCCAAATTCTGGAGGTGTCAATTCCTCACCACCAACCACTGATACGCTTTCAGTATTAGGATAAATTGACTGTATTATAGTCTCGTAATCCCTAGCCGTAACCGCCCTATATTGAGCAGAATATAATCTTGGTGCAAAGTATTTAATTGAGTCTAATGTCTCTATATCACCGCCATTTGAGGCAGCAGAGATGGTTGTAATAGTTGGAACAACTGTTGGAACAACAATATTTCCTAATGAGTCTTGTAGACTACCTGCGTATGAAAATATTGATGGGCCATTACCTTCAATTCCACCTGTCACAACATACTGAACAGTGATAACTGCTCCATTTTCAAGTTTTTTACCAAAAATGCCATCACCAAATAAAAGTTCATATCTTTCATCTTGAATTTCCTGAATAAGATATGTCTCTGACGCAGAAGTAACATTTATAATATTATCTACTAATTTATATTGTTTTCCAAGACCGGGATCTGCAGAACCTTTTACATAAACTACTATGGAGGAGGAATCAATTGATCCATTGTCCAAAATAAATCTTTGCTCTAATGATCCATCTACTATAAATTGGTTTGTAAGAAAAGTTCCTTCTAAAACATCTACAGGACTATCTGATGTTCCAAATTGAGCAATACCATTGTTGACTACAGTTGTAATGCTTTCAGATATCGAAAAAACAAAAGTGGTATCATCTTCCGCACCTGTGCATACAAGTCCGGGTTGTAAAGTGAGTGTTGGAGTTGAAGAATTTGTTTGAACTTGAAATATTATTGATGCTCTTGCTGCAGTTTTTGATCTAGGTACATATCCGATGTTTCTAGCTAATGAAACTACATTCTCACGAAGTGTTGCAGAGTCTAAGAATGATTCATTAACGACTAAATTTGAGTTAAATGCTGAAATATATGTATTATATGCAAGTGTGTCTATTAAAACTGAAAAGTTCGATCCTTCAAAATCAAAATCCGTAAAATTTGAGTTTGCTCTTAGGTAATCTTTGATTTGTGTCCTGATTTGATCAAAATCAAGATTAGAAAATTTTGCGAAAGGCATTATCTTGCTGCTTGTAATATGAATGTAAAGTCTTGAGTTGGAAACTCTTGGCCTATAATATCAAATAATACATTTACCTCAAACTCATTTTGATCTGGTCGAGGTTCAACATTCACTTGTAAATTATCAACTCTAGGTTCAAAATTTTCAATTGTTGTGATGATTTCCCTTTCTATAACGGATGCTGTACCAAAATCAACAAACCCAAAGAGACTATCACGAACTTGAGAACCTAAAATGGAGTTAAAAAACCTTTCTGTCGGTATTGTTTGCACTAAATTACGCACAGACCTCTTAATTGCGTTTTCATTTCGCAATGTAGTGATGTCTTTTGTAACTGGATGTGGTTTAAATGACAAATTGATGTCTTTAAACGCTCTTGATATGCGAGTTACCGCCATTTATAGTCTTTTTTTTACTATTTATACCTATCTTGCGAAGTCTTTCATTATATAGTCATCAGTATCGAAATATTCAAGCACCCACCATGCCACACATCGTGGATTTTTTGCTCCACAAGTAAAAATATCAAAGGCAACACACCCTTTTTCAGGCCATGTATGACAAGAAAGGTGACTTTCACCTAAAGTTAAGGTACAAGTCACTCCATATGGGTCAAATTGATGTGTGTACGCATTAAGAACCTTAACACCTTCAATTTTACAAGCATCAATACATACTTGTTCAATCTTTTTTGCATCATTCAACTTATCAAAGGGTACATTATATACTTCAACAAGTAAATGAGTGCCCATATGGGCATTTTTCACAGTTTTCATCCGTATGTATGTATGTTATAGGATTTGCGAACGGGAGGATAGAGTATTTTTTTAGGTTTTTTGGTTACTGCTCGGTAAATTTTGAATAATTTTTGTGTTTTCATGGATTTTTGGATATTCGCTTATTAAAATTTTGCCACTTTTGACAAATTCTTGACTTTTATCAACTTTTACGACCATTTGTACCTCTTTTTAAATATATTTATCCTAATTCGGGGTTATTTTTGCGTTCTTTCGCAGTTTTCCAGAAATAATTCTCTTCCGAACCTAATCCATCACGATCATGGCCATTTTCTACCTGATAATACACGGTTGAAACCTTAAAATCAGGATTCTTAGGTGTCTCAGGAGTGATACTATTGTCAT